ATCATCCGCCGCGCCCTGGAGCAACTCGATGACTGACCTCTCCCCCGCCGCGCAGGCGGTGCTGGATGCGGCTGATTCCACATTCAACCAGGCCGGAACGACTCGCCAAGGCATCGCCGCCGCCCTGCAAGCTGCTGTCGACAAGGTGCTGCCGGAAGTGGTCAACGCTGTTGGGGATGAGCACGACGATGCTCGTCAAGACCAGTGGACGCGCATCCGCCGCAAACTGCTCGCCATCGCCGCCGAGCTGGAGGGTGGCAATGACTGACGACGACAAGTTCATTGCGATTGCCACAGTAGCAACCCTTCTGATTATGTTTGCAGTCGCCTGGTGGTGGTTGCCGCAAAAGTGGCAAGCCTGCCAAAAGTTGTATGACAATCGCCCAGCTCAAGTATTCTGCCTTGGAGCTAAATGACTGACTACAAAGCAACGCCCTGGCAGTGGGCTCAAGTTCAGAAATGCGCCGAGCTGGAGGCCACCTGATGCGCCGCGAACGTCTGCACCTACAAGGCGGTATGAGCGTTGAAACCGGCCGCGACTGGAACGGCCGCTTCTTCATCGCCCACGCCCACTGCGCTGCGGTGTTCATCCGTGACGCCAAGCTATTGCGGCGGTGGCTGCGGCTGTCGCCGAAGACACCCAGCAGTGAGGCGCTTGCATCATGGCTGGCGTCACTCGGCGCAGCTGATGCACCGGCAGCGCCTGATGGCCTCAGCGCTGAACACGTCGCCACCGGGTTCGGCCCGGAGTGCCACGGCGTCGATGAGACTGATCCCAACCACAACACACGCACTGTGATCTGATGACCACCACCACCAACGACTGCGACCCGAACGAACAGCTGGCGCGGCAGAACCGGCTGGAAGACCTATACGAGGCCGACGGTCGAGGCAATCCCGACCACCCGATGCACGGCCTTTATACCGGACTGCACCAGCAGGAGGTAGCAGCGTGATCCTCGCCGACTGGCAGATCACCGCCCGCGCAACCGGCGGCATGATCACCCCATTCGACCGTGAGCAGATCAACCCGGCCAGCTATGACGTCCGCCTCGGCGACGTGCTGCTGATTGAATCAGCCGAAGGCCCCGACCTAGTGCCGTACCCACTGGGTGGGCACACACAGGAGAACCCGTACCTGTTGCGCCCCGGGCAGTTCGTACTGGCACACACGGTCGAGGTCTTCAACCTGCCCGATGACATCGCAGCTCAGTTCCTGTTGAAGTCCAGCCGCGCCCGCGAGGGGCTGGAGCACCTGATGGCCGGCTACTGCGACCCTGGATGGCATGGCAGCACGCTCACCATGGAGCTGCACAACAGCCGCCAGCTACAACCGGTGCCGCTGTGGCCTGGCATGAAGATTGGCCAGATGATCTTTTACCAGATGGCCGGCATACCACAGCGCAGCTACGCCATCACCGGCCGCTACAACGGCGACACTTCCGTCCAACAAAGCAAAGGCTAATGCAAGTCACACAAACACAAACCGCAACGTACACTGTCATCAATCAAGTTACGACAACGACGCGCCCCATCGTTACCGTTAATCCATACCCTCGGCGCTCTTTCTACGGCACAGCCGGCGATGATCACATTACCGGAAACATCGGCGATGACATCATCCAGGGAGGTGACGGCAACGACATTATCAATGGCGGCCAAGGATCTGATGACATCAGCGGAGGATACGGCAACGACCGCATCTGGGGTGGAATCGGTAACGACAACATTTCCGGCGGATACGGCAGGGACGTATTACTCGGCGGCGAAGGCGACGACCGCATGAACGGCGACGATGGCGACGACTACCTCAGTGGAGCCGAAGGTAACGACACATTGATTGGCGGAGCTGGCAATGATGTATTGAATGGAGGAACCGGCCGCGATGTGATGGAAGGCGGCACCGGTCGCGATCTTTTTAACGTCAACATCAGCAGCGGCGAGCGCTGCATTATTATTGATTTCAACCCAAAGGAAGACAGGCTAAGCCTGGACAAGCGAGCCGCTTACTCGTTCAAGCGGTATGAAGCAACCACTGGGTTCTACCGCACAGGCACCGAGCTATACGCCAACGGTCAACCAGTTGCGTTGCTTGCGTGGACTTACATTGACACGATGCCAGCCAACACTAGCTTCTGGTGGGTGGAATGAGTGACCTAACTGAGCGGTTGATGGTGCGTCTTGCGACATCACCGCGCACCGGCCGCACATTGAGAGGATCTGCGATTGTGGCCATCCAAGAGGTTGGGCATGATCTGCGCCGCGCTGGCTACAGCGCTGCAGCAGACTACTTGCAGCATCAGGCGGATCTGGGTATTGCTGCTGAGCTGGAGGGTAGCCCGTGACCGCTCCCCAGGTACTGGAGACCATCGCCCGCGATGGCGGAACGATTGAAGTGCTGCAGGATCATCGCGGCTGCGTCTACCACCGGGCATGCGCTCGTGGGTACTGCCGCTACGCCGAGGATCGCTGGCAGGCTGAGCTGTACCTGGATCAGCTGCTGGCGCGTTGAATGGTGTGATCGGTGGCGGTGGCTCACGCGCCTAACCCACCTCGCCGCTGCCGATCACCCAGCGGACTGCCCAGGACTTGCGTTCTGGAGCGCTCAGCCTACACCAAACCACGCCAGCGGACCGCGGCGCCGCTGCGGCGGCTGTTGCCTGATCTCCTTGGCTTCCAGCTCGGCCATCTGCTGCAGCAGTTGCGTTGCCAGTCGGGTTTGCATCGCCCATGCCCGGTAGCACTGTTCTGCGATCCTGCGCAGCTCATCGGTATCGGTTGTGCTGCGGATCACCCGACAGGCCTTCTCAACCTCAAACGACTCTTCAGCTGTGGTGTCGAACCGTAGCCAGCCCATGGCATTGACGCGATGCCTTTGCAGTGTATGCTCTGCCTGAATTGCTGTCTGGTTCAATGCTGACTGGTGATGCGCTGCTAGCGAAAGTGAAGGAAATGCGGAAGTCAGACCGCGATGCTGTGGCCGAAGCCTGCGGCTACTCGTTCAATGGTCGTCTGCGTATGAGCGCGTTCTATCAGGCGCTGATCGACGCAAACGGCGTCAAGCTGCTCCAGTGCGAGCCTAAGCGCCGCGGTCGGCCGGCATCGTATCGCGGTCGTGTGCTGCACAATGGGCAGGCGGCGGTCGGCGCCAGCTATACGCGTGAGCTTGGCGCCAAGGCTGGCGATAAGGTCACGATTTCAGTACGCGGCGGCTCGCTGGTGTTACGAATTGTTGCTGATGATCAATGAGCGATGAACGGCGCCGGTACGGTTGAGCGGTCCATCTCACGGCCACGATGAAGACCATCATTCGATCCGACTGGGGACCGGCCATGCACCGTGCATCACGCGTCAGCGCTGCCGCTGGCGTGTGGTGCTATGTGGTTGTCGCTGACCTGATCAGGCTTACCTATGCAGCTGGCGCTGAGCTGCGCCGCGCTGTTGACCACCGCAGCCAGCAGCTGGCCGCGTTGATGGCGCCAGCTGATGGAGAGCTTGAGTCCGAGCCTGAGGTGCGGTCGTTGCGCGGCGACGACCTGGAGCATCTGAGCCAGCGGCAGCTGATGGCGCTAGCTGGTGTGCGCCGCCGGCTGCCGAAGGCGACGCTGATCCAGATGATCCGCGAGGATTGACACCGTCAGGCTATGCGCTACAATGTGTGGCATCGGGGGAGACCCCACACGGCAGCCCGGAGGCTGCGCTGATCATGGCAACGGCCACCGCTGTTCTGGCAACCATCCCGGCTTCTTACCGAATGAAGCGCAATCAGGTTGGCGGCGCCGAGCAGCAGCTGCGCCAGCTGGAGCAGCTGGCGGCCGACTTCACGGTCAAGCAGCTGGCTTACGGCGTGCTCTACGCCGACTCAACTGGCCGCGTTACTGGCACTATCTCGGTAACACTGCGCCGCGCTACGCCATGGCAAGCTGCGCAGCTGCTGGCGGCCATGCTCAACGACGGCATCGAGCTGATCGCTGATGTCTCCCGCTGGATGAACGCCAACGCCCTGAGGGTGCTGGCGGGACAGTAGTAGCATCAGCCCGACAGCGCCCAGCCCTCTGCTCCGCACGGCTGGGTCATCAACTCCACAGCTCACGCGGATCCTTGCCGGTCGCCATCATCCGGCTGAGCCGTTCAGCACGCTGCCCGACCTGGCGGGCCCACTTCGAGTCGAGCATCATCGTCGCCGCCTGTTGGTACTGGCCGGCCGCCACCGTCGCCAGCGTCCGCTTGAACGCCAGCAGCCCGACGATGCCCAGGTTGAAGGCCATGTCTAGCAGTACGCGCTGGCGCACCTCATCCAGCGTCGCCGCCCACGGCAGCGCGTGCTGAAGCTCGCGCTCCATTGCCGCGATGTCGTTAGCAAGCAGCATGGCGGACTCCTCGGCGCTGATGCCACGGTCCTCCAGGTTGCGGCCTACGCCGATCGTCAGCTTGCCGGCGGTGCAGCGGTAAGGCTTGAGGCGCTCGCCCTCGTGGAGTCGGAGCTGCCTCACCATCGCGTCGCGATCAATCATCGACGGGGGAACGCGAGACGCAGCGCCTGCAGCCCCAGCTGAATCAAGCTATTGGCGCGCAGCGGCGACAGGCCGATAATCTCACTGGCCGCGGCAACGGCAATGGCGATGATCGCGGCGGTGTTCGCATCCATGGTGATTGTGCGGTCTGTGTTCAGCCTAAGGCTTCGCCAGGATTGCCCAGCCGGTGCCAGGCCCTTCTACCATCCAACGCGGGCCGAGGTTCTTCCTGCTGTAGCGCAGCCGGGCGCCCCAGTTGTTGACATAGACGCCGGCCACTAGGTCAAGGTCACCGAACGGATCGTGCACGAGCAGTGCATCGTCGCTGTAACCGATCGCGCAGATCCAGTGGCCGCCACCCACCGGCGCTGAGACGGGGCCCTTGTGCAGGATGCCGAGAGGCACCGGGATGCCTCGGTTGATCTGCCCGGTGATCGTCGCCCAGTTGGCGGCATGGGTGAGGCTGGCTTCCACGCCGAACGACTGAAGCGCCTTCAGCTGCGACACGCTGTCGGTGGTGTCGCCGTAGCGCAGCACCCGACCCAGGTATGCGTCATCGCCATTCGGGCCACGCAAGGTGCCGGGCTTCAGCGTCTCAAGCAACATCGCGCAGGAACTGCTGAAGCACATGCGCAGCGCGTGCTGTGTGCTGCTGTCGCGCTGAGAGTAGTAAGGCACCTGCAGTGGATTGCTCAGACTGCGCGGCTCTGATTGCTTGCCCGCTGCCTTCCATGTTTCATACCATGCCGCATCATCTTTCTTGAGGCTGGCCGGCACAGCTTCCCACAGCTGCTGCACTGCTGCGCGTTGATGCGGTAGTCCTTTCCAATGCTCAAAAAACGGTATCGGATCGTTGATCATCGCCGTTCACCTAATGCACGCAGAACCCCAACTTGCACGCGTAGGTTGTTGAGCTCAGTTCGCACTAGCTCGATTCTTTCGTTCTGTTGATTGTCAGACTTAACCAGTGCCTGGATCTGAGTCTGTATCACATCCATCCCAGCCCACACTCTGATGGCTGTGCCGACGATTGCGATCATGCCGGCTGCGACCATTGCCGGGATTGCGTCCTCAAGCTGGCGCCCCACGCTTTTAGGTTCAGGTGGTGCCATGGTCGGAATGCGAGGGGCCGAGAATGAGCGGACGGACGCGAGGCTTGCAATGCTCATGGTACGACACAGCGGCGACGGGCAAAGCTGCCGCCAGCTGCGCCCATTGAGTCAGCCTACGCGTTCTGTGCCAGCTGTGCAGAGATCAGCGGCCCTGGCCACGCTGCAGCTTGCGTGTGCCGCGTGGCTTGCTGCGTTTCGATTGGCCCTGATGTGTGCGCTTCGGTTTGCCTGGCGTGTGCTCAACGCGCCCCATGGCGCCGGTCTTGCTGCGAACGGTCATGGATGATCTGGATCGGGCTCAATATCTGGATCAGTGGTGGTGGCTTCCTGCTCATCAGTCGGCAGTTCGATGATGAGCAGCTCGCCAGTCTGAACGTTGATTTCGACGCGGTGCATGATCAACCCTCATAGAGAATGTTGATGGTGCCGGCATCGAATGTATCGGTGCCGTTGACTGTGGTGACGCGCACGCGGTCGAGAGCGCCGGAGAGAGTGACATCCCCAGCAGACATACCAGCCGTATCTGCGCGGCTGTATAAAACACCTTGGCAGACCCAAGAGTTTGAAGCTATGTTTGCAATAATTACACTACCTTTTGAAGTTGTTGCCGCTGAAATGTTATTCGCGCAAATAAAACCAGACGTATAAGTGGTAGCTGCAGCGGCGGCACCAGTTACGTTTGCAAGAATTGAAGAATACCCAGTTATAGCCATGGAGCCAGAGCCTATCTGTATTTGAATCGGCGACGTTCCACTCGTGCTGACGCCGCTGAACATCACCGTGATTCGTTTCACCCAGCTTGGTATGCTCGTGAAGTCAATAGCCGTTCCAGATGCTGTAACTGCTGTCGCTGTTCTGATAAAACCGCTAACACCATCTGATCGGATCTCGGCGATCTTGACGCCACCAGCCGCGAGGCCAAGCGTATCGGCTCCGACCCTATAAATGCCCGTATTGGTGTCAGATCCAAACGTCAAAGACGGTGCCGCCGCTGTGCCATCTGCCAGCTCCGCTACACCATTCGTGACTTTCAGCGTGCCATCAACGCCAACAGAATCAGCGCTGGCATCAACTAGGAGCAGATTCGGGCGCGTGTCGCCTTCAACCCTGAAGTCGTAGTTCTCACCGCTATCGTTGAAGACAACCTCAGATGTGCCCCATTCAACACGCTCAACGCCAGCAGTAGCGATGTTGACCTGATCGGTGCCAGCGCTGAACAGTCCCGTGTCAGTGAAGGAATCCTTGAAATACAGCGATGGAGCTGCTGCTGTCCCATTCTCAAGCGCAATCGTTGACCATTCGCCGTCCAGCTGGTACAGCGTGATCCATGCGCTGTTTGCGCCATTGCGGATCTTGAATAGGCCAGTGGTAGTATCCGCCCACGGCATGTATGCGTAGGTCGTCGCCGGTGCAGTGGCGCCGCTGTTGTTGCTGACGATTGCTGCCAGCGCATTGTTCAGGTCAGCCCTGAACGAAGGACCAGACTGGTTAGCAATGATGTAGTCATGCTGAGCCATTAGACAATCTCCCGGCCGAAGCCAACAGCGGAATAGGTAAAGCTGCGGCTGACCATAGTGGCCGACGCATTGTAGAAGGTGATCGTGAAGCCGCTGCGCGACATGGCGGTAATGGAGTAGTAGTCGCCGGTGCCCATATTGTAGGCCGTGACTCCAATCGTAGGCACCGCATAGAACGGCTCGGCAAAGGCGACGCCATAGGAAGCGGCGCCGCTGGTCAACGGTCCAGCCGTCGCTACTCTCTGCTCAAGCTCGATCTCACAGCCAAGCTCATCAATCAGTATGTTCTGATCAGCGCTGAGCGTCGTAGCTTCAGTCTTAAACTGGAATGCTCGCCCGCGCTTTGTGGCGTTAGCAAACTCCACCCAGTCACTCCATGTTGGCGTACCAGATGGATCATCGTTTGTGCTGCGCACATAGAGGGTTGCGCTCACGTAGTCTGGCTGAGCCGTAGCGCCAAACACATCGCTCCAGCTGTCTATATCGGATACCATGCTATCAATTAGTTCATTCATCAGCAGCGCCCTGGTAGCAAGATAGCGCCGCATGTTGACATCGTACACACCTCCCATGTCAGGAGTGCTAGCGAATTGATAGGATCCAGAGCCCGCAAAGCTCTCGCCGTCGATAGATGTCAGCGCGTCGAAATCGCCATCAGTCGCGAGATCATCAATCAAGACGCCAAGCGCCAGTATCAGCGCGTCATATTCTACGCTGTAGATCATGTCAGTGCCGACACCAGGAAAGGGCGTTGCTTCCTGATCTTCTCTGTAGCTCTGCACCAGCAGACGCGGCTGAGGGGTCGGCAGCGTCGTTACTGCAGATGCGGCATCAACCGATCGGTGCCCAGTGTCATCCTCGAACTTGATCAGATAAGTGCCACTGAGCAGCGGAACTTGCTTCTGTGTCTGGCTGCCAGCTGCTGCTGCGACGATCTCCTGCGAGTCCTGCCACAGCGCCCCAGTCATTGCTGGGCTGTGACGGATCAATACCTTGCCGCCGAGTAGCACATCGAGATCCGTTGCTCGTGTCCAGCTCAGGATCGCGCTGGCCTGATCAATAGGGATCAGGCTGATTCCGGTCGGTGTTTCTGGTGCGGCAGTCTTGCCCTGCGCCTCAAACAATGGGATCTCAGCCGCTGCAGTAGATGATCTCAGGTTGGCTTTGTTGACCGAAAAGACTTTGATGCTGTAGCGGCCAGATTGCGAGTCAAGGATCTCGTAATCAGGGCCCGGTGTTGTGATCGTTGACCAGTTACCGTCGCCGTAACGCCACATCACGCGATACTGGCCAATGCCTACAACAGGCTGCCATCTCACGATGATCTTGGAGCTTGCCCTGCCGTTGCTGTCATACAAAACTTCCTTAGCTGTGATCGCAACAGGTGGATCAGGAATGACGGTTAGCGGCGATGTATTGCGCGGCTCAAGATTCAATCCCTGCTCAACGTGCGCATACTTCGATGCGTCATAGGAGATCGCAGAGATAGAGTACCTGACTCCATCTTCTTCTTGAACGCCTAAGACACGCCATGTACTTGGCTGCAAGTCTGGTGTCTCATAAATCCAGATGCTGTTCACGTTCGGCGTCACGCTGAACGCTGCTGATACTGTGATCACACCAGACGCAATGCTTGTGACGGTTCGTTTCTCAGCAACGCCAGTCGGCAGGATGACAGAGAGAGTCGAGCCTGCTGCATAGGTCAAGCCGGCTGCACTGTCTACTGTGATTGTTGTTGATGTCGCGGCACTGATCCGACCGCTTCGCCGGTCAGACGATCGCAGTGTGTCCGATATTGAAATAACGTGCCCAGGTCGGACCATAACGCCGGCTTCAATGCCGACCGAGAATGAAACGACCTCGCCTTCATTCCACTCAGAATATAGAATCCACTCGCCCACGCGGCGCGCCTGCCCTCTGCTGGTACAGGCGAAGCCTTCTATCTCGCGTGTGATGGCGCCATAGATTGCGACGCGTTCCTGATCTTCTACTGACTCGTAAGCTCTGTCCCTAGCGTTAATGTCAAACCATGAAACCAGCACAACGGTAGGCCTGTTTTTTAGGCTGCTGCTGGCGTAGTCAAAAACGCCATCTATTACGTTGGCATTGCTGAAGAGATATACAGGATCAGATGGTGCATCCTGGGATACGGTGACAGATCCTGCCGCCCAAAATGGCATCGCACGGAATACCGATGCCATGCTATTAATCAGCTTATACGCCTCTTCTGGTGTCTGGATGTTGATGTTGCAGGAGAATCGGGGCTCCTTGCCGCCGTAGCCATTGTCTACCAGCTCGCTGCAGTATTGACTGGCAGCATAGAAGGCGAACTTATCAAGACGGCTTGCATTGCCATTGAAACTAGATTGCTCCGATGGCGTCAGAATCTGACTGCCGAATCCGTAGCGCGTTGACGTAAGCAAATCCCATAAGCACCATGCTGGGTCATTCGTCCACTGAGCAGCGGCAAACGTTCCATTCCATACACCTGCGTACGTCAATCTGCCGGTCGCTGAATCAACGGTTGCATTGCTGGGAATGCGCACCTTGATTCCGCGCACGTGGTATGCGCGAGAAGGAATGTTGCTGAACTGCTGCGCGTCAATACGCCAGGCTATGAGCGCAGAGTTTGGGTAACGCAACCGCGCACGTGTGATCTCTGTATAGCTTGACCAGATGATCTCATTGTTGAGCTTTGCACTTGCGCTGTCTGGCGTGACGCGAACAACACGGATCTCAACAGGGAACTGCCCGCTCAGTTCTACGAGATAGTCTCGCTGATACAGGTCGGCGGTTCTGCCGCTGATCGTGTTGTCGATTACGACATTGAACCCAGCTCCGTTGTATTGCCTCAGGATCTGCAGTCGCACTGATGCGCCAATGACGTCGCCTTTGTTCGTCAGTTCTTGCAGCGCCTGGGTTGAGATCGTGACGCGCACAGCGTCAACCGTGCGATCAGTGATCGTGCGTGTAACTGGCGAAGCCTGAACAACGGTGACATTGACAGGGACAGTGCTCTGCGCATCAGGCGCAAATGGCACTGCAGCCTGATCCTGTGTGCCATTGCGTGTGACGACTTCCGCGTTCTTGAAGTTATAGGTTCCGTCCTTGTTCTGCAGCTGTGTGTCTTCTAAGTAGATTGACTTATGGCCATCAACTAAGCCCTGTATCTCGCCCTCGCTGATGACATCTACGATCGTTGCGTACTGCGTTGAATCCAGGCTATCAGGCGCCTCAGATGGCACATACTGCTGCGCCGTTCCGCCACCCTTGCCGTTACTGCTGCCACCGCCGGAGCCGATTAGGTAAGTCATCCCTTCACCTGAACAGTGTCGATACCGCCAGAGACGACCACGCTACCTACGATCATTTCACCGTAGACAATCGGCACCGGCACACCTTGCCGTGATGATTGCTGCAGCCCAGTAAAGCTATAGCTTCGCCGTGGATCATCTTGTGAGTCAGTGCCTGTCAGATTGAGCTGCGGTGTTGGCGTGAGTAGCTGCGCAACGCCACCAATCGTCAGCGATACGCCGAGGCCAGCAACCAGTGATTTGAGTGATGTGCCGAGCACCATTGCACCTGGTCCAATAAATACTGACGCAACAACAAGCGCAATGCCTGCGATGATCTTGCCAGCGCCACCAGCGCCACTGACGACAGGGACAATGCTGATGTCTTGCTGACCGGCCGGATGATGCAACTCCTGTTCTTCAATGTCATAACGGCCAACACTGACTCTGTAGTGCCCCTGAGCTATCACAGGCTCCAGCTTGGGGAAGTTGGCCAGCAAGAACCGCACGGCCTCGGCAGCAGTCGCCACGTCAGCCTCAAACACACGCTGCCCTAACTGCTTTGCCAGCTTGCCGTACACGCGGATCTTGCGCAGCATCATTTCAGCTGTAGCCTCTCAGCATCGTAATGGCGCAGCCGACGGCCGGTGCATTTCTGCAACCAACCGCCGTAGAGATCACGCCCGCTCAGACGATCGCGCAAATGGTGCAGCAGCTGCTGATCGCCCAGGTAAACGCCGCAATGATTAAGGCCGGCGCTGCCGACGCTCATCAGCAGGAAGTCGCCAGCGCGCAGATCATCTTCATCGTCCAGCTCGCGAAACCCAGCCTCTCGCCAGCAGCGGTCAAACATTGGATCGACCTCGAACTGATGAAACGTCAGCGGGCGCTCCCAGTCGCGTAGCTGCAGGCCATGCTGCCTGTACCAGTCGCGAGCCAGTGTCCAGCAGTCGGCTAACCCCCAGACCCACTGGCGGCCGATCAGTGGGGGTTCGTAGCCGGTTGGCTGAAATGGTCCGCCCCATGACTCCAGCACCGGGTTCACGATCCACCAGGGCACGTCCTGCTGTTCGATCGCGATCAGGTCGCCCTGGCTTGGCACTGGCAGCGTGGCCGGATGCGAGTGGACGATTGCCAGGATCTCCCCGGCATCCTCAGCAGCTGCGTAGTCGTCTGGGTGCAGGATGAACTGATCCGCTGGATTGTCGGCCATGTTGCGGCACGGCCTGTAATGCTCGCGGCCCTTGATCAGCACAACCAACCCGCAAGATTCGCGAGGGTGAGACTCCTTCGCGTGAATCAGCGCGTCATCCTGCCAGCGCTTCATGAGCCATATACTCCGATGCCCGGGAATCCGCCATAGGGCAGGCCGATAACGTTAGGGCTGCGGAATGTATAAATCGGGCTAGCAGTGAATGAGTATGTCGCGGATGAGTAAGAGGCCTCAGAGTAAAAGCTATACGTGCCAGACCCTGTGCCAGCGTAGTTGACGATGGCCAGTGCCGGCAAAATGACTGACACTGTTGACACAAACCTCCAATACAAGATCTTTGTGTATTGATTGGCAGGCAAGCCCGGACCCTTCACCCATAGCTGCGAGCCAGTTGGTATCCCGTCAAGATTTGTAAGCTGAATAGCGTTGCCGCTTGTGGTCAAGTAAAACAATC